AATTCACTTCTTACGATTGACATGATCACGAGGAAAATTCTCGAAATCCTCGAGAACAACCTTGTGATCACCCGTACTGTAAATCGGCAGTACGACTCGAGCTTCGCCCAAGAAGGCGCGAAGATTGGTTCAACCCTCCGTATCCGTCTGCCGGACCGCGCTCTGGTGACTGATGGCGCGGCGCTGCAAGTGCAGGACGACAACGAGCAGTTCACCACCCTGACCGTTGCCAGCCAGAAGCACATCGGCGTGAACTTCACCACCGCCGAACTGACGATGCAGTTGGACGACTTCGCTGAGCGGGTTCTCAAGCCTCGTATCAGCCAGTTGGCCTCCAGCATTGACGCTGACGTGGCGAACTCGTTCCAGAACATCTTCCAGTCGGTCGGCACGCCTGGCACCACTCCCGGTACCAGCTTGGTGCTGTTGCAAGCCCAACAGAAGCTGAACGAAGCGGCTGCGGTCATGTCGCCTCGCTACGCGACTGTCAACCCGGCGGCCAACGCGGCGCTGGTTGAGGGCATGAAGGGCTTGTTCAACCCGGTGTCGACGATCAGCAAGCAGTTCAAGTCTGGTCTGATGGGCGAAGGCATTCTGGGCTATGAAGAGCTCAACATGAGCCAGTCGATCAAGCAGCACACGACCGGCACTCGCACGGGCGCCCACACGGTCACCACGACCGTGTCGAGCCAAGGCGCGACCACCATCGCCATCACCGGCACCGGCACGCAGACGATCAAGAAGGGTGACGTGTTCACCATCGCGAACGTCTATGCGGTCAACCCCCAGACCCGTGAGTCGACCGGCTCGCTCCAGCAGTTCGTTGCGACGGCTGACGCGACCGCAGCGGGCGGCGCCTACACCGTCAGCGTGAGCCCGGCGATCTACACCGCCAGCCAAGCTCTGGCGACTGTAGACGCGTTCCCGCAGTCCGGCGCGGTCGTTACTTTCTTGGGAAGCGCCAGCACCCAGTACCCGCAGAACCTGATCTACCATCGCGACGCCATCACGTTCGCGACGGCCGATCTGGTGATGCCGCAGGGTGTCGATATGGCCAGCCGTCAGGTCCACAATGGCATCAGTCTGCGTGTCGTGCGTCAGTACGACATCAACAACGACCGTATGCCTTGCCGGGTCGACGTTCTGTACGGCTATTCGGTGATCCGTCCGCAGATGGCTGTGCGGATGTGGGGCTAAACAAAGGGGCTTCGGCCCCTTTCACCAAATTTTGAAAGGATTGAATCATGGCTCTTCCCAATGGTGCAGGCGGTTATCAGGTCGGCGCAGGCAATCGTGCAGAAACCACGATGGGCTACGGCGACGCACCGCAGACCGCAACTTCCACAGCAACCCTGACTGCTGCTCAGATTCTGGGCGGTGTGCTGGTGGCTAACCCCTCGACCTCTGCTGCGACCTACACGCTGCCGACCGCTGCTCTGATCGACGCGGCGCTGCCCAACGCTACCGTTGGCAGCACGTTTGATCTGAACCTGGTCAACATCGGTACGTCGAGCGGCGCCGTCACGCTGGCTACGGCGACTGGCCTCACCGACGGTGGTAACGCCTTCGTTGCGGTGGCTGTTACTTCAAGCGCAGCGTTCCGGTTCCGCAAAACTGCGGAAGGTGCGTACACGGTCTACAAGATTGCCTAAAGGAGTTACGTCATGTCTAACAATAAGCCTGTTGGCGTGGCGTACTCCGACCCGGCACTCACGGCGCTTTACCTCAACGCTCCGGTCACCAAGACCGCCAGCTTCACGCTGGGCGATGAGGAAAACTATGTGATCTGTAACGGCTCTGCTGCCAACGTCACGGTGACGTTGCCCAGCGGAGCCGACTACATCGGTCGGACCGTCACTCTGAAAAACCTGTCGGGTACCTACACGGTGATCTCGGCGTCGTCTAACGTCAAGCCGTTGAACTCTGGCTCGGCGGGCACGGCCATCCTGGCCGCCACCGCAGGCAAGTTTGCAACGCTGGTCTGTGAAGACGGCACCAACTGGGTCATCATGGCGGCTGCCTGATAACCAGCGGGGGCTTCGGCCCCCGCTTTACTACCATGCCACTCATCTATCTAAAGCACCCCGTTCACGGGGAAAAAATTGCCTCGCTTGACCTTGAAGCCGAGCATGATGAAAAACACGGCTGGGAGCGGTATACTCCGGGTGAAGAGGCGCCTGTCGCGCAGCCTGTAAACGAGCTGCGACCGCGTCGCCGCCGGGAGCAAAAGGATGCAGAGCTTCTATGACGTAATACTGTCGCCCTTCAACACGCCTGTTGCAGGGGCGCAGGTATTCGTTTACAAGGCCGACGGCACGCTCGCTACGATCTACGACTCCAACGTCCCGCTGTCTACGACCGTCCTATCGAGTGACGGCACATCGTACTACATCAGCGAGGATCTGCTTTCCCCGATCTCTAATCCTATCGTCACCGGCGCAGACGGCAAGTATTTGTTCTTCGCCGCCAATGGCGTCTACAGCATCATCATCGTAGCAGCAGGCTACGACAACAAGACGCTGTCGATTGAGCTTAATGACCCGTCGGTCACTCCGTTCGTCCAGACAGTCAACATCCAAGAGTTCACAACCGTCGGCACGTCCACCTGGACTAAACCCGTCGGCGCCAAGTTTGTGGAAGTTCTGATGTACGGCGGTGGCGGCGGCGGCGCCTCGGGCGGTAGAGACACCTCTACTGCATACGGCGGTGGCGGCGGCGCAGCAGGCGCTAGGATTGAACTGCGTATCCCTGCCAATGTTTTAAGCGCAACAGAAACAGTTACTGTGGGCGGCGGCGGCGCTGGTTCAGCGGGAATATCCACAACGAGTTCTGGCGGCACAACAGGAACAGCCGGTCAGCCATCTTTTTTCAACCCGTCGATTTACAGAGCGGATGGTGGAACCGGCGGCGGGTCTATAGCAACGACGGCGTCTTCAACTAACTCAATTGACGCGCACCGATCACTAACCAACGTGTACAGCCCGACCGGCGCGCCATCAAGTGCTTCAAGTCCGGGTAATTTAGGTGGTCGCGGCGGTTTTCGCGCTGGCGGTGGCGGCTCAGGCGGCGGTTGGTCTTCATCCAACGGCTTAGACCGAACCGGAGGAGAAGGTGGTCTAGGCGGAGCGGTGTTCTCCGGAGTATCTTCATCTGGTACCGGTGGCGGCGGCGCAGCAGGTGCGGTCGGCGCAGCCGGCGGCAATGGTGCTGACGGCCCGGCGGGCTATTATGTCGGCGGTTCTGGCGGCGGTGGCGGGGGTCAAAGCGCAAGCGCGGCCGGTGTAGGCGGCACAGGCGGCTATCCCGGCGGTGGCGGTGGCGGTGGCGGCGCCTCGCGAGGTGTGATTGACTCAGGCGCTGGCGGTGACGGTGGTGATGGTTACGTTCGAGTGGTGACCTACCTATGAAACAGTTTCTTCTACGCGCAGACGGCTCGATTCCGCCCGGCACCGACGTTGCCGCTCTCAAGCAGGCAGGCGTCGTGCTGGTTGTTCCCACACCCCGCCCGCGACCTAGCCCCGGTATGATGGTGGTCGACGTGGACCCCGTGCAAGTTGACGGCATCTGGAGGCAGCAGTGGGCAGAAGTCCCCGCTCCGCCACCCCCGGTGCCAGAGGAGTCATCTGAATGACTGTTCTTACGCTTTCAGGCGCTGGCGTAACGGCTGGCGACATCATCAACGGGTCGCTGCGCCTCTTGGGTCAGCTTGCTGAAGGTGAGCAGCCGTCCAGCGACACGTCGGCAGACGCCTTGGTCGCCATGAACCAAATGCTGGACAGCTGGAGCACCGAGCGGCTGTCGGTGTTCTCGACTCGAGATGACGTCTTTACTTGGCCGGCCAACACAATCACAAGAACGTACGGGCCGACGGGCGACTTCGTCGGCACGCGGCCGATCTTGCTAGACGACAGCACCTACTTCAAGGACACCCAAAGCGGACTGTCCTACGACATTCTGTTTATCAATCAAGATCAGTATAACGGCATCGCGCTGAAGACCGCCGGTAGCACCTACCCGCAGGTCATGTGGGTCAACATGACCTACCCAAACGTAGAGATGTACCTGTACCCGCGCCCGACCAAGGATTTGGAATTCCACCTTGTGTCCGTCCATGCGCTCAGTCAGCCTGCTACGTTGAACACGACGCTCAACTTCCCGCCAGGATACCTGCGCGCTTTCCGATACTGTTTGGCCTGCGAGCTTGCGCCTGAGTTTGGCGTCGAGCCGTCGCTTCAAGTACAGCGGATCGCCATGACGTCCAAGCGGAACCTCAAGCGCATCAACAATCCTGACGACATCATGGCCATGCCGTACACGCTGGTAAATCGTCGTCGACAGCGCTTCAACATCTTCTCAGGCGGTTACTGATGAAGACCCCGATCCTCGGCGCCTCCTACGTCGCTCGCAGCATCAATGCTGCGAACGACCGTTGCGTCAACCTCTTTCCCGAGGTAGTCGCCGAGGGCCGCAAGGAGCCTGCGTTCTTGCAGCGCGCGCCGGGTTTGAAACCCATTACGCTGACTGTAGGTGGCTCGCCCACCGCGACGCTGGACAACGGTCCAATCCGAGGACTGCACGTCTACGGCGGCAAGCTTTACGTTGTGACAGTAGAATCACCCGCTACGCTGCCGTACCCGGAAACAAAACTGTGGGAAGTCAACAGCTCTTACGCCGCGACGCTTCGCGGCACGGTCAGCACCGACGTCGGCACGGGTCAAGTGACGATGGCCGACAACGGGACGCAGTTGTTTCTGGCTTGTGGCGATGCAGCAGGGACCAGCTACATTTACAACAACAGCACGACGGCGTTCGCCGAGATCACCGACCCCGACTTCCCCGGCGCCTCCTCAGTCGGGTTCATTGACGGTTACTTCGTATTTAGCGAACCAAATAGCCAGAAGTTATGGGTGACAGAACTACTGGATGGAACCTCAGTAGATCCGTTGGACTTTGCCAGCGCTGAAGGCGCGCCTGATGACATCTTGTCGGTGCTGGTCAGCAACCGTGAAGTCTGGGTGTTTGGCACGTTTACGACTGAGGTCTGGTACAACGCAGGCGGCCCCGACTTTCCGCTTGAGCGGATCTCGGGCGCCTTCAACGAACTCGGTTGTGCGGCTCAGTACTCAGTTCAAAAGCTTGCCAACAAAGTATTTTGGCTGGGTCGTAACGCGCAGGGGCAGGGCATCGTCTACGTCTCGAACGGCTACATCGGCACGCGGATCAGCACGCACGCCGTAGAGTATGCAATCCAGTCGTACAGCCGCATGGACGACGCCATCTCGATGGTGTACCAGCAGGACGGCCATCAGTTCTACATCCTGACGTTCCCGACCGCTGGCAAAACCTGGGTCTACGATCTTGCGACCGGACGCTGGCACGAGCGCGCCGGCTGGGTAGCGAGCGCCTTTACCCGGCATCGCGCCAACTGCATGGCCGGATACAACGGCAAAATCATCGTGGGCGATTACCTGAACGGTAAGTTGTACGAGCTTGACCTAGACACCTACGCCGATGACGGCGACACGCAGCGCTGGCTGCGGACTTGGCGCGCGCTGCCAACGGGTCAGAACAACCTGAAGCGGACAGCCCAGCATAACTTGCAGCTCGACTGCGAGGCAGGCGTCGGACTCGTGACCGGACAGGGGTCAGACCCTCAAGTGATGCTGCGCTGGTCTGATGATGGCGGGCATACCTGGTCAAACGAACATTGGCGCTCAATGGGCCAAATCGGTGAGACAGGGCAGCGCGTGATCTGGCGCCGTCTGGGCATGACGCTAAAATTGCGCGATCGGGTGTACGAAATTAGCGGGACAGATCCCGTGAAGATCGCTATCATGGGCGCTGAACTTCAAGCGAGCGCGACCAATGCCTAGCCAGCAACCGTTCAGGATACCCGCACAACGGGTACCCTTGCTGCAAGAAGGCGAGCCGGATCTCATGTCGCGGGAATGGTATCGGTTTTTCAATCGTAAACCGCGTTACGGTTCGTTCTTTGATACGACCACGCAGACGGCTGCGATGATTGACACACCATACGCCGTGACGTTCACTAACACCGCCACTACGTTTGGAATTGATCGCGGCACGCCAACTTCAAGAATTATTGTTCCGGATACGTCGGTTTATGACTTTGAATTTTCGCTTCAAGTCGACAAAACGTCCGGTACTAACAGCCTCATCTATGTTTGGCCGCGTATCAACGGCGTCGACGTGCCTGACTCAGCCAGCCGGGCTCGCATCAAAGACAACAACGATGAGCAGGTGCTGGCGTGGAATTTCATTCTTGATATGCAAGGCGGCAGTTACTTTGAGCTTATGTGGGCCACGACTAACACCAACGTCCAACTGCTGTCAGAAGCTGCCACCGCCTTTTGTCCGGCCATCCCATCGGCCATCCTGACTGTTTTTGAGGTTTCGCTATGAGCGCCAACCTGTCCGCTGTACCTAAGCTTCAGTTCTTCGACAACAACGGCAATCCGTTGGTGGCTGGAAAACTGTACACCTACGCAGCCGGTACAACCACACCGCTTGCCACCTACACAGACGCAAGCGCCGCCACGCCCAACACCAATCCAATCATTCTGGATTCGCGTGGCGAGGCAAACGTCTGGTTGAGCGCCACAACCTATAAGTTTGTGTTGAAAGACGCGTCTGACGTGACGATCTGGACGGTCGATAACATCTCGAACTCACTCAGCCTGTCGCAGATTCTTGCGGCTAGCGGTTCGGCAGCGGCGCCACCCTACACGTTTGCGTCGGACACCGACACCGGCATCTATTTGGCTGCGGTGGGGCAGATCGGCATTACGGTAGCCAGCACCCCGGTGATCCGCGCCACCGACACCGTGATGACGTTCGGCCAGTCAGGCGGCTCCAACGACGTCGATGTCATTCATTACGGCGACACCACGCAGACCGGTGACATTACGCAGACCGGTAGCATCGGACTGACTGGCGCGTTCACCCAAACTGGTGACATGACAGTCAACGGCGCTGCGGTCTTCAACGAAGCAGGCGCCGACAAAGACTTTCGCGTAGAAGGCGATGGGGACTCAAACCTGCTATTTGTTGACGCGTCGACCGACAGGGTGGGCATCAGCACCGCGACGCCGGCGTACTTGTTTGACGTTCAAGGATCGCTTGGGGCGATGGCGCGGATTGGCGACACGACACGCGACTTGATCTTTGGCAATGAACTCGCTACGGCATACATCGAAAGCACCAGCGCGTTTACGATTAAAACTGCGTCGTCTCCTCGAATCTATGTAGCAACGACAGGGCTAGTCGGTATCAACGAATTGAGCCCGCAACAGCAGTTGCACGTCACAATTCTGAGCGGCGTCACCAATTCGGTTTCGCAAGCCATGCGAATCGACAAGCAGATCAGCGGCACGCCTGGCGCCGGTGCGGGCGTCGGCATGGAGTTCGCCGTAGAGACCGCCGCAGCCAACACAGAGGTCGGCGCAACGATCGAGGCCGTGTCGACTGACGTCACAGCCGGGTCAGAAGACTTCGACCTGTCGTTCAAGACGATGGCAGCAGGCGCCGCCGCAGCAGAACGCTTGCGCGTTACGTCGACCAGTTTGCTTCAGTTTAATTCTGGCTACGGCTCAGTCGCAACCGCTTACGGCTGCCGGGCGTGGATCAACTTTGACGGGACAGGCACGCCAGCGGCTCGTGCAAGCGGCAACGTCAGCAGCATTACCGACAACGGTGCGGGCGACTACACACTCAATTTCACAACCGCGCTGCCGGATGCTAATTACGCCACCAACGTCACCGCCGTCGGGACGTCGGCGGACACTCGGTACTCTACGCTGGTGGCCCAAACCACGGCTGGCGTCAATGTGCAAGGCGCGTATGACCGAACCCTCTACTGCGTCGCAGTCTTCAGGTGATCAACATGGACAAACGAATCATCTATCCGCAGGACAATGGCATCGTGGCGATTGTCATTCCAACGCCCGAATACTTGGCAGAGCACACGATCAAAGATCTTGTGGCCAAGGTCGTGCCGGAGGGCAAACCACATCAAATCGTCGATGCGGCTGACATCCCGACCGACCGGACGTTTCGCGATGCCTGGGAGTACACCGAATGATCACGATTAACTTCGAGAAGGCCCGCGCCATCACCAAGGATCGGCTGCGTGCTGAACGGGCTCCCCTTCTGTCGGCGCTTGATGTACAGTTCCAACGTAATATGGAAACGGGCGCCGACAACGCTGCGGTTGTCGCAGAAAAGCAGCGCCTGCGTGACCTACCCGCCCTTGCGGACGCCTGCACGACGCTGGATGAACTTAAAGCGCTCAAAGCCTAAAGGATAGCGAGATGGAACCAGTGACTATGGCCCTGTTGGGTGGCAGCGTTCTGAGCGGTTTGTTTGGTGCGCGATCGGCCCGCAAGGCAGCCGAAACCCAAGCCGGCGCAACGCGTGAGGGCATCGCCGCGCAAGAGCGGATGTTCGAGCGCCAGTTGGGTCTGCAAGAGCCGTTCCGCCAGGCGGGCCTCGAGGCGCAGAATATGCTGATGCAAGAGCTGCGGAACCCTTCGCAGTATCGCGCGTCTGCCGGTCTGTCGCCTGCTGAACTTGCGGCCGAACAGTTCCAGTTCCAGGCTGACCCCGGCTACGCTTTCCGGCTGTCAGAAGGACTGAAAGCACTCGAGCGAAGCGCCGCCGCACGCGGCGGTCTGCTGTCAGGCGGTACGGGCAAGGCGCTCCAGCGCTACGGCCAAGACCTTGCCTCGCAAGAGTACGGCAACGCCTTCCAGCGGTTTCAAGCCGACCGAGCGGCTCGCGCCGGGCTTGGCTCAATGGAGTACGGCCAGTTTGCTGGCGAGCGAAGCGCGCGCCTCCTGCCGCTCATGCAGCAGGTACAGGCCGGCCAAGGGCTGACGTCTAACATCGCTGGCCAGATGGCAAACCTCGGCGGCGCTCAGGCCGCCGCGCTCGGCTCGATGGGCGCCTCTCAGGCCGCTGGCCAGATCGGCGCCGCCAACGCGCTGACGGGCGCGTTTGGTACCGGCGCTAATCTGTATATGCAGAACCAGTTGATGAACCGGTACTTTGGCGGCGGTATGGATCCGGGCGTGACGCGAACGATGTACGCTGCACCGCCTACGATGCCGTTTAATGTTGCGGACTATTAATTATGGCAATCAACCAACTGATCGCAGCTGGGATTCAGCAGCCCCGGTTTGAGTCTCCGCTGAACATGATGGCGCAACTGAGCCAGCTTGAGGCTGCGCGTGAAGCTAACGCGCTGCGGCAGGTGCAGATGCAGCGCCTCCAGCGCCAAGAGCAGCAAGAGAACGAGCTTGGGGCGCTACTGGCAAGCGGAGCGCCGCTGACGGTGCAGACACTTGGTCGGTTTGGAAAGCTAGGCTATGACGCCTTGGCGGCCCAGCGTCAAGCGGACCTTGTTGCCCGTCAACTTGAAGAGAAGGATGTGGCCAAACAAGAGAAGCAGCGCATGGCGGTTGCCAAGGCAATGCACTCAACGCTGGGCAATCCGAGTAGAGAGAACTTTGACAACACTTTTCGGTTTTTGAAAGAGCAGGGTCTGACCAAAGGCATTGAGCCTATCTTTGCCGAAATGATGATGCAGACGCCCGAGCAGCGACGCCAGTCGATTATTTCGTTTGCGAACGCTGTGCCTGGAATGCAAGAGTACTTTCGAGCTCTTGACAAGGAACGAGCGGAGATCGAAGCTAAACAAGCCGAATCGTTGTACAAAGGCGCGCAGGCTCGTGAACTTGGCATGAAAATGGCCGGTACGCTGCCACGCGGTGAGCAGCAGCGTTTAGCGCCTAATGTACAGACTATTTTGGATGCCGAAGGCAAACCCATTATGGTCGACATTACCAAGTACACTGGTATCGCTCAGCTTGGCGCTCCGGGTGTCATTGGGCGACCTGCCGATATGCGGACACCGGCGCCTACAACGGCGTTGATTCAAGACCCCGCCAATCCCGGGCAACAACTGCTTGTGGACACCAGACAATACACCCGAGGTACTGTCGGCTCACCCGGTGTTATTGGCGTCGCCGGCGCGCAGGCGCCAGTTGCACGAGCAGAAACAGTTAAAGATCAAGCTCGGGCGGATCTCGGGAGCTCGCTTGAAACACTTGATAGTTTGTATGATGAGCTTAACAAACGAAAAGGTTTGCCAAGCACTGAGCGCGGCGCCGCTCGCAACGTAGCGGCCTACGTCGCGAGCACAGCACCTGGTCAGATTGTTGGGCAAGCAGTGGGGACTGAAGAACAGTCTATTCGCGATCAAATTGCCGCGTCTCGCTTTATTCTTGTGCAGCAAATTAAGAACGCTACGGGTATGTCTGCTCAGCAGATGAACTCAAACTTTGAGCTTCAAAATGCTTTGAATTCATTGTCAGATCCAAAAGTAGGTATTGAAGCGGCTAAAAAGATCATTGAAAATTTGCGTAGCCAATATGTGCAAAGCGGCAAAACAACTCGAGGTGTGGTGGGAAATGAGCCTCAACCTGCCACTAAAGGTGTGGCGGTATCGCTGCCGGATGGCAGGACTATGACTTTTCCAAGTCAAAAAGCAGCTGATGATTTTAAACGCGCAGCCGGCTTAGGGGAGTGAGCATGGATTACGAAGCCCTTGCTAAAAAATACGGCGGCGTCGTAACACAGACGGCAGAACCACCGCCCGGAGTAAATTTAGATCAGTTGGCGCGGAAGTACGGTGGGGGTGTAGCGCAAACGGCTGAGCCTGACGCCATTCCCGCAGAACGCCCTTACGTTGAGCAAATGCTTCGCAACTTGGCGGGCGGCGCCGTGTCGGGCGCGGGTGCCATAGGTTCAACCGTGTTGCGTGGGCTGGGTGAGGCAGAGCGGCTGGGCGGCACGCTCGCTAACATTCCGCCTGTACTGTCGCAACTTGGGATTGCTGACCGCACGCCAGAAGAAAGCGCGCGCCGTCGGGCGCTTATTGAGCAGTTTGTAACTGAGCGGATGGGCGCGGAACCTAGCGCGATGGGCCGCACCGTCGGCAAACTCGGAACCGAGATGGCCGGGACCGCAGGCGTCGGGCCGCTGCTTGCCCCCGCCGCTGCGGCACGGTTTCCTGCGCTTACCCGCGCGTTTGAGACAGGTGGCATGGCAGGCGGTCAAGGCGCGGGCGCCATTATTCCTCGTTTGTTGGGAGGGGCAACGGTCGGCGGCACGTCAGCCGCGATGGTTGACCCAGCGGATCTCAGCACTGGCATGGCGTTCGGCGCCGGTGCGCCGTTTGTCATGGGCGCTGCCGGCAAACTAATTGGCCGAGGTATGGGCGCGATTGTTGATGCAGTCACAGGCGGAGGCATTGCGCAGTCTCGCGCACGCAATATGCTTGTGCAGTCTATTGGTCCAGAGCGAGTGCAAAATGCAATGGCAGCACTCCGAGCAGCTGGAGTGGATACCATTCCTGATGAGACGTTGACCGGCGTCTCGCGCGATGCTTTTATTTCGCTGGTTGATTTGGCGGCTAGGCGAGATCCAGACGGCGTGATTAACGCGTTGCGCGATCGGCAAGGCGCTGATCTTTTGAACGAACTTGCCCGTGCAGCCGGCGGATTTACGCAGACTGAAGCTCGCGCAACTCGTGAAGGAACCAAGCAAAGTCTGCGTGATTTGACCGCAAGAGGACGGGAAGAAGCACTTACGAGTGCCTCGCTGGGGGGTCGGTATGCGCCTGGCTTAGCAGAAGACGTGTCTAGGTTTCAAGGGGCGGCGGCAGACAAAGTTGAAGACGTGCGCCGTTTGGAAGCCGCACGCCAAACCGCTGAGCGCAAGTCGGGCGAAGCATTTCCAGTTGGTGGTGCCGGTCTTGGCGAACCTAGACTGACTGGAATGCCTCGCATTCCGGGCCGTTATTCATACTCGGCAGAACTAGCCGAGCGGGCTGATCAAGCGATGGGCAAAGCCGCTGAAGGATCGTTGAATTTTGGTGAGGCTGCCCGATTCAAACAGTACGCTTTAGACAGCCTTGCTGCCGAAGGCTTAAAACCGCTTAAAACTGCTGACGTTGTCAGCAAAATAAACGCGCTAGGCTCACAATCAGCAGTTGCCGGTAACGATGTATTTGAAGCAGCTCTAAAAGGCGTCGTGTCCGACATTAAAAAATGGACGAACGCCAATGGCGTCATCGACCCCTACGCACTCGAAGCCATTCGTAAGAACTCAGTCGCCAGCGTCATCCGTAAGCTCTATCCCAACGAAAGCGTTGAATCCCAGCGTCAAGTTGCGGCGGGTATCTTGTCCGACATCAAACCAATTATTGATGACGCGATTGAGTCCGCCGGCGGCAAAGGCTGGCGCAACTACCTTAAAGCGTTTGAGTCCGGCATGGCCGAGGTCAATCAACAAAAAGTTGCGGCGCAGGCGCTTGACCTGTTTAAGAACTCTCCGGATCAATACGTTCGTCTTGTGCGCGGCGATCTTCCCGAAGCCATCGAAAAAGTCTTTGGGCGGGGTAACTACGACATTGTGCAGCAGATGGGTGCGCGCTACCCGACGCTGGACAAACTGGCCGCCGCTGTCGAACAGCAGGGCGCCATCAAGACAGCGATCCAACGGGGCACTATGCCGCTAGCAGATATTCTTAAAGAGAACAAAGGGCTGTTCAAACTGCCTTCGTTCTTTGATCCGAAAGTGACGGCGGGTAACAAGATGTTGGACATCTTGGCTGACAAGGTCGACGTCAAAACGATGGACGTCGTTATGAAAGCCGTTCGCACCAACGCGGATCTTTTGAAAGTACTTGAGAACGTACCGGCGTCGCAGCGCAACAAAGTAATTCGCGCGCTGTCAAACGATCGTTCTTGGATGCCTGCGGCCACAGCGCCGGTCACCGCAGGCGGCGCCATTATGGCCGGTGAAGAGTGACAGGAGTCTTTTCGATGGGCAGCATTGACGAAGTTGAGGCACGTCTGATGACACATGAAGAAGTTTGCGCGGTTCGATACGAGGGCATCAACGCGCGCCTCAAGCGCATAGAACACATCCTGATGGGCGCTGCCGGCACGATCATCGTGCTGCTCGTCAGCCTGGTGGTGAAGGTCTAAATGCTCGATCCCGTCTCGTTGCTAGCCACCGCAACGGCAGTTTTTAACGGACTGAAGGCGGCGGTCGAGGTCGGCAAGGAGGCCGAAGAGGTCTTTAGCCAGCTAGGCAAGTGGGCGGGCGCTGTTGCTGACCTGCAAGAGTGGATGTCGAGCGAGGCCGAGGCGGCCAGCAGACCCCCGCCAATCTTCAAGAAGCTGGTCTTCCAGAAGAGCGCGACTGCCGAGGCATTCGACTCATACGCAGCCCAGGTAAAGATCCGCCAGATGGAAGAAGAGATCCGGCATATGTTTCACGTTGGCGAGCTCTGGTGGCTGGGCCTCGAGGGGTACAACGAGTTCTTGATGATGCGGCGCAGGATCAAGGAGCAGCGGGAGAAGATGGTGTACGAGCAGATCAGGCGCAGGAAAAAGCTGATCAGGGTCAGCGCCGACACCGCGTTGATTGCGATGGTTTTGTTTACCGGTGGATTGATCCTGTACCACCTGATTGACTTTGCTATCGAGCAGAGCAAATGACAAACGAAGACATCGAGACGCGGGTCTGGGCGGTCATTGTCCTGTCGCTGACAGGCATCCTGGTTGTCTCGGTGCTGTCCATCATCTTAGGCGTCATGTTTGTTGAGCATGACATGGAGAGGATGTCTCCGATTGACGAGGCGTTTTTGGCGATCCTTAAGGACGTCATGCTCCTGTGTATCGGCGCCATAGGCGGCGTCGTCGGTCGCAAGTCTTTATCGTCTGCTTTGGAGAAACACAATGCTCCCAGCCCTGACAGCGCTGCTTCCGTTCGCCAGTAAGATCCTCGATAAGGTCGTGCCCGACCCCGAGGCGAAAGCTAGGGCGCAGGCGGAGCTGGCGCAGCTTGAGCAGTCAGGTGAGCTCGCCAAGATGGCCAACGAGACGGAGTTATTTAAGGCCGAGCAGCAGAACCTGACGGACAGGCACGCGGCCGACATGAAGTCGGACAGTTGGCTGTCAAAGAACATCCGCCCGATGACGCTGATTTTCATCTTGGCGGGCTACTTTACCTTCGCTATGATGTCTGCGTTCGGCAAGGACACCAACGAGTCCTACGTCCAGTTGCTTGGGCAGTGGGGTATGTTGATTATGTCCTTCTACTTTGGCGGCCGGACGCTGGAAAAGATCATCGACATGAGGGCGAAGAAGTGACGGGCAATTTTGAGAAGTGTCTTGAGTACGTCCTCCATCACGAGGGTGGCTATGTTGCACACCCAGCTGACCCAGGTGGCCACACAAACCTGGGCTGCACCAAGGCGACGTGGGAAAAGTGGATCGGGCGCCCCTGCACCGTTGACGAGATCAAGGCACTGGTGCCGGCGGACGTGGCGCCGCTCTACAAAGAAAAGTACTGGGATAAGGTCAAGGGTGATGACCTGCCGACCGGCGTCGACTACTGCGTCTTCGACACGGCGATCAACTCAGGCCCGGGCCGCGCGGCCAAGTTCCTGCAAGAGTCTGTGGGCGTCGCGGCGGACGGCGCGATCGGCCCGATGACGCTGGCGGCGGTGCGTGAGGCTGACCCCCGCCAGATCATCGAAGCGTACAGCGCCTCGCGGCTCAACTGGTTGCAGGAGCTCTCCACCTGGTCGACGTTCGGCAGCGGCTGGGGGCGCCGCGTCACCGACGTCAGGCGCCAGGCGCTCCTGATGCTGCTGGCGTAGCGCCCTACCACTTCAGAAGTTCTTCCTGCAACTTCTGGATGTAGTGCTGGCACTTGCCCGCGTCATCGGAGTCTTTGCGCCCCTGCCGCATTGAGTACTTGATGATGTTGCCTTTCAAGAACCCGATGAACTCATCGCGGGTCAGCAGCGCCGACATCACCGTCCACGGCTCGACCGCCATGTCCTTGTAGTGGCTGCCGCCGACTTGCATTTGGTCTGCTTTCATTTTCCAAGCTTCCTCTTCTTCAGGCGTCATAGGATCTACCACGGTGGATCTCCATCTTCAAGGGACTCCTCTCGGAGCGTTCGGTTGCTGGGTTTAAGCGGCACGGGCCCGCTTGGTGGAATCGGCTGCGCCGGGAACGGCCATCGGACGGCAGATGGCGAAGAACGGGTCGAAGTGTTTCTTGACTTTCTGCCGGTCGCGCCA